GGTGAGTCGAAAGAAAACCAAATCATGCCGAAAGAGGCGACTACTGATGCCGTCTACAGCGAAAAGGCATCGCAGTACCTGGAGGAAGTGCTCGGCACTCCGATGAAAGCCAAACGAATCGAACTGATCTTCTGGAATGAGGCCAGCAACCCTGATACTGGCTACCTATCGCTTGTAGTGGACGGTGTTGAGAAGATTCGACCGATTGACAACTTTGGCGGCTATCGTCGTCGTACTGCAAGTTCGGAAGGTTTCAAATTCGTGTACAGCGATGGTGCCTGGAAAGCTTATGTCGCAACTGGCGAGACATCTACTCATGGCGAGAATCCGCAAGAGTTCTTCAGTGAGGTAACTGGGATAATTCGCAGGTATTAGATTGAATCTCCTTATCAAAAGCCCCTTGCGAGGGGCTTTTTTGTTGGTGATAGGAAGAGTCAATCAGGTTATCAGAAGTAAGTTCGAGAATGTTCGTTATTCGTTAATTTTATATGCTCGCGCAATTGCAAAAGCATTTTTGGTTTTAGGGAAATGCAATTAGATGCACATGTGGGAGGCGTTTATGATCTAGTTGTTGGTTAATTATAAGTTTGGATAGGTTCTAGGAGTTTTGAAAATGGCAATCATCGTTAAGACAAAGATTCACGAAGGCTGTACTGGAGCTGGAGTACATGATCAATACGAACTGAAAACTAATCCGCGAAACCTGATGGTCGCTATTGATGAGATCGACAGCCTGCGCGAGCGCAAGACATCCTCCTTCGGGGATATAGGGCATTGCGGCACCTGGATAGAGGTTGATGGTGTGAGCCTGAGTGTGTGGGATGAGAAGGAATTAAGTAAGGCATACGTGGAAGAAGATCTCAATTACTACCGCCGGGAAGGTGGGGTCAAACCTCTCAATCGGACCCAGCGTGCCGAGAAGATGATCAGCAGCATTGCAAGCGGTGAACTTTTAGCTGACCGCAAGGCATCTGCGGAATGGGTAGAGAAAGAACTACAGACCGAAATGGACGCGTGGGACCAACAGCCAGAGATGTAGTCCTCCAGTTCATCCCAGCTGCCAGAGGCTGCTGGGATTGCTGCAATAACAAGTTCGGAATTTATATTTATGTCACTACCAGATATTCAGCGCGCTCTTGCCGCTTTACGCGAGATCCAGGTTAAAGCGGTAGAACTGCCGCCGAACTGTGAGCATGACGCGCATGTCATTGCAGCGCTCGCGGTCACGGTTGAACAGATACTGAGCCGGGAGATTCAAGATGCTGCTTAAAGAAGCCCAGGTAAAAATCCCCCGCGCTATTGGCATTGGCTTGATCATTTATTTCGGTCTGGTCGTGCCGGGTCGCGAGGTTATCAACCGTGTCGATCCAGTTTCACAAGCGGAGTTCGTTGAGCCTGAAACACCCATCCCACCTGTTTACATGCGCGAGGTGAATAATGAGCAAGATTAAAACTGCTGCTGCCTACTTGACCGGCTACGCGCAAACGAAGAACGCTGTTCGTGAAGTTAAGACCTCGGCCAGCCTTCCTATAAATTTTCTACGCGGGATATGGAATAGCGTTCAAGAAATTCGCCGTGAGGCTAAAGAAGCCAAGGCTCTGGCAGAACTTGACGATAAAGCGCTATGGGACGACATGTGCCGTCAGTACGCAGTAACAACTGAAAGCGTGCGACTCAAGTACAAGATTGCTCTTTTCACTAATCTGCTTTTAGTTATGGGCCTCAGTTTGATCGTGGGCAACTTGCTATCGAATATCGATGTTGGGTCAATGATGATTTTTGCAAATCTCGTGTTCATTAATCTGGTGCTTATGATTCTTTTCCAGAATGCATACCGCCTGAACATGGCATATACCCAAGCCGCCCCGCCGGTTATGAAATTCTTTAAAGAAACCTTGAGGAATCCGACTCTGTTGATTGGTCGAACACTACCAAAAGACTATAAAGTTCGCCTGGAGACTTATAATGAATAGCTTCTCCCAGCTTGTGCTTGCCTGGATGTTTGGGCGTTGGATTTTTGAAGGGCCTGAAGTTTCACAAGTAGTAACCCAAGACGTTACGCCGCTGACCATTTTCGCTGCCGCATTCTCGCAGCTGGGTTTGTTGATGTTTGGCGTGCTTGCCTCATGGGCCATGTTCCTGGGAATTTTCCGGCTTAAAAACAACGGTAACTTCTTCGGGGCTCGGGATGGCAACGAAGCTTTTTTCTACCCTCTGCGAGTAGTGGTGGCGTTGATCCTTGTAGCGCCAGTTGTCCCGGTCTCAAGCGCAGGTGGAGTCCCGATTACCCTGACAACAGGCCACGCTCTAATTGCAGGCGTTTCAAAAATGGCTGCAGAATTCGGCGACACGATGCAGCACGACGCTTTTGAGCTGATGCACCGTCACAATCTGTTTAGCGATCCCCAATTTCGTGTCGAAGTAGATCCAGGTGTTGCCCTGGACATGCTCAATTCCTGGAAGCTGTCTGCAGCTCAACTTGCTGGTTTTGCTGTCTTTCAGGATCCGAGTGAAGAAAAAATTGTTGCCGGACTCACAGGCGAACAGCTCGCCCTGATAGCGCTGCGAAATCGTTGGAATGAGGTCTATGGCAGCACTCACCCTGCCGGTTCTGGCGAAGCTCAGTCGCAAGCTGCTGAGGCTTTTCTCAGTGTTGCTGGCCGATCGTTACCGATCCCGCTAATTGCTCCTACAGACGCGCTTGCTCGTTCAGTGACACTCGGCGCTAACGGACTGATCGACTCCGACGCCGTTGACGAGACTATCGGTCGTGAGCTCGAAACCGAGGGCTGGTTTTGCCAATTGGGCTGGATGAGTTCAATGACGTGCTCTGACGAGTTCGCTCAGGTTAAAGCGAATAACTCCGCTTCGATTGAAGCGGGCATTGCGGCTGCACAGCGTCAAATTTGGATTCAACTTGTTTCTCATGCCTTGAATTATGCGAAGTCGGTTCAAGATGGTGGAGTTACTCAAGCAGAGCATAAAGAGTATTTCGAAAAGTCTATTAACTGGACTGCTCAGACTGCTGATTGGTACAGCAAAAATGTTGAAGCCACTATTGCAAATACCCTGGCGGGAGACCAGGCTGAGCGTGCTGAACCGTATTTCGATGAAGTGAAAAGTTGGGGCTGGATGCTCGGCGGTACGTTCGTTCTGCGAGCTGCAAGCGACTTTAGCCGTGCAGCAAGTTATGCAGAGGGTGCAACAAGCAAAATGATGCCCAAGTCCTCACTCTCAGCCATGACGGGTGGTGAAGTTCTTTCAAAGGTGGTTGAGCAAGAAACATTGGCTCAAATCCAACCAGGGAATACTGGCAACACTGAAAAGTCTTTGCTGGCTCGTGTTTTCTCCCTAGACATTCTTAAAGAAACTACCGGGCCGAGTGTTCAAAACATCCACACGATCGCCGCCTGGGGACGCTCCCTGGTCGGCACTGGTATCGGCTTTTTCGCAGGCGGAACGATTGCGCAGTACATACCAGGATTGAAATCTCTCACTGATGGGACGCTACCAAAATCAATCGGCGGGGTGATGATCATCGCTGGCGGGATCCTCGGCTACGTCATGCCGCTGCTTTTCGCCGTGTACGGTCTGATGGGCGCGATTAGCTGGCTCGTTGCAGTGGCAACAACGTTTTTTGGCGTGACCCTTTGGAGCGCTGGTTTCGCCGCTCCCAAGGGTGAAGAGCACACGTCTCAGATGTCGGCCAAGGGGTGGAACGCACTCATTTTCATCGGCCTTTATCCAGCTCTGGCTGTAGGCGGTCTGGCGGCTGCGATCGTGATAAGTGCAATTGGCTTGGCAATGGTGCAGGCGCTGGCCATGGGGCTCTGGGGGATGTTTGACCCTGGTACTGCAGAAGTCGGCAGACCTCTTGAAAGCCTCGGCGGGATACTGATCGGCGGTTTGCTACTCGTGGTAGTGATCATTCTTTTGTCGTGGAATGTCGTCGTCACCTCGGCCCAGTTGATCACCACGTTCCCGCGCACCGTGCTCAACATGATCTCGTTCTCGGAACCGGGCCTGAACCCGTACGAGAATGCGCCTCAAAACCTGATGGGCGGCTTGTCGACTAGTGCGCGCCAGGTACTGACTGGGGCGATAAGTCGAGCTGTTGCTCCGTCTCGTAACCCGAATCCACCACAGGGTGGCGGCTAGTAGTACCAGGCCCCGCTCTGCGGGGCCTTTTTGCAGTGATAGCTCGAACTCAAAAAGCTACTATGAGCGCAGTACGCATCATGCATAGGTGATGGAGAGCGCTCTTGACCACAGTTATCTCTGAGATTGCCGAGCTTACAGAAACTCAGAAGCTCACTGAGATCATCGATTTGGATGCAGGTCTGTCAATTGACCTGCAATCGTTTGTCTGTAGGCATGACAGGGAGGTTGTAAAAGCCAGAAATGAACTTCGCCGAAGATATCTAGTAGATCCAGAAAGTCCATGGCTTGCTTGTGAGTTGTGTGGCGCGGCCGTCCAGCTTGTTTGCCATACAGATCGCAAATACTATTTTAGGCATATGCCGGAGCAAGAAAATCGTGGTTGTCCGGTCAATACAAAGAACAAGCTGACACCAGATCAAATTCTGGCTGCAAAATATAATGGGGCTAAGGAGAGCTACGCTCATCAGCGCCTTAAAGAAATTGTTCGTGATAGCATAATCGCGGATCCGAATTTCTCCAGTCCACGCTTAGAAAAGGTTTGGCGATCCAGTAGTTTCTTGGAGCGGGCGTCCTGGCGAAAGCCTGATGTTCAGGTTGAAATGAATGGTCGTAAGTTTGCATTTGAAATCCAGTTGTCGACAACTTTTCTTAGCGTAATTGTCGAGCGGCGGGAGTTCTATCGCGCTGAGGGTGGTTCATTAATATGGGTTTTTCAATCTTTCGATCCGTCTCAGACTAGGCGTGCAGAGGAAGATATCTTCTGTAACAACAATATGAATGTCTTTGTCGTGAGTGGCGAAACATTGCTTCGTTCCCAGAAAGATAAAAGATTTTCACTGGATTGTTGGTATCCACTGCCTTCATATAAGTATGGGTTGCTTGTGCATGAATGGCGTTGTGATCAAGTCTTTTTCGACGAGTTGACTTTTGATGTCGAGCTTCAGCGGGTATATCATTTTGACTATGAGTCTTGTCTGAGTGAGATGAACTCGCAGCGTATTGCAGATGAGGTTTTTCGACAGCGAGAGACTTTGCGCGAACGCTTCGAGTCTTTCTGGTTGCGTGACGATTTACAATACGACTCTGAAGATGACGAGGTTAATTCGGAGTGGATGGCTCTTAAGAGCGAGATGCGAAGCGTGGGTTTTGTTGGGGCTTTACCAAATAGCCACTGGAGTATGCCGTTTTACGGGGTGATTGCCTTAATGCTTAGTGTGAAGTATGGCAAGCCCGTAGGTTATAAGTTTAAGACTCTATTGGAAGTTACTAATTTGGCTTTTAATTCATATAAAAAATTCCTTAGGCCTTTTGGTCTTGCGATTCACTATTATGAGATGGATGATTTATTGGTGGGGCAGGATCGCAAAGGTACATGGCGAAAAAGGAAAATAACTATTAGGCAAGCAATGGTGGCTAAGGATCCGGCTTATGCGCAGACGACGTTCTTTGATGAAGCTATAGCTTTTATTTTGCCGAAGATATCTGATAAATTGGGCGTCTCCTGTTGGAGGAGCTAATAAAGTTTGGGGGTTACATGAGTAAGCTTGCAGAATTCAAACGTCTTGAAGCTCAACTGGCAGCGCAGTTGCAGCAACTGGATACGCTGAAGAATGATGCTGAACTGAAAAAAGAAATTCAGTTCGAGGAAAAACTGCGGGCACTGTTAGCTGAGTACGGGATGAGCTTGAGAGATGTGATTAACATCCTTGACCCTTCCCCTCGCTCCACTCCTGCCGTTGTGGTACAACGCCGTCAGCGCCAAATTAAGGTCTACAAGAATCCCAACACAGGTGAAGTCGTCGAGACAAAGGGCGGTAATCACAAAGTACTGAAGGCTTGGCGGGAGCAGTATGGAGTTGAAGCTGTGGACTCCTGGCTGCAATGAGCTATAGAGCTACAAGACAAAGGGCGCATTTAGCGCCCTTTGTTGTTTTCCCTCATCTTCAGTTCGGCCTTGATGGACGGCCATTCCGGGGATGCCTCTAGTTCCCGAATTAGCCGTTCATGCTCAGGCTCCGGTACCAGATGTAGCCAGCGCTGCTGTTCAGCATCTTGGTCAGAGGTGCGAATGTCGCGTGTGAGTTCGGCACCGGCTCCGGCGAATTGCTTGCGCGCCTTAGCCCAAAACTCAGTGGAGGTTCCAACCTCGTGCATGGGGGTCAATGGCACTAGGTACTGACACCACAGCCGCCAGAGCGCGGCCAGGCCGATACCGCGTCGGCGATGTGCGGGGCTGATATGAAAGTCGCTGATGTACACCCGGTCATTGAGCGGACTCACACCGTAATTGACCCGACCCACGCGCTGACCATCTAGCTGGATTGCGACCGTGATGTCGGGGCCCGGAAAAACGAAGTTGCCGCGTAGAGATTCGGAGCGCTCGATCACCAGCTGGACGGCCGAGGCTTGCTCGGTCAGCTTGGTGGCTTGGCGTCGGTGGAAAAAATCGCGAAGGGGATCAAAAATGATCATCTCCCCCGTCCCTAGTACAGATGGATTTTATCGAGGATTTTCGATCCGGCTGCGAATGAGCGGGATGGTTATCGCCTATCGGAGCAGCTTCAGTAAGTCCTCAGCGGAACGGCACTCCGGCGAAAGCAATACCTGTCGGACTTTTTCATACGCCTGTGCTGCCTGCTCGTATGGGAGATGGCTTTCGTCATAGATCCATCCGGCGTGTTGCAAAGCAGCGCATTTAAGTTGACGTCCAGCTCCCCAGCCATCCCAGCCTTCCCAGTTAGGCTGGGATCTAACGAGACCCAATTGCCGGCCGAGTTTCTCAAATACGCCCTGACCCTTTCTCAGTTCCGCCTCAGCCAGCGAATTGATAACACCCTCAATCAGTATGTATGTGGGCAGGCTGCCCTCTATGCGTGCCATCTCGTCTGCTGTTACCGGGGGCCGAAGTCGCAGTTCATCCAGTGCTTGCATTGCTTGTCCTTATGTTGACCAAGTACGCGATCGAGGAGAGGTAGGGCAGAAAAAACTAACCCCCTGGTGCGCAGTACCGACAATGCCGGCCCGAGGCGTGGGGGTTATTCTTGCTCACAGACTATTGGGCACGTTGCCGTGCGTCAACTCGAATCCGACCCGCGCCGTTCCCTTCTAAAGCCCGCGAAGCGGACATGAGGAGGCCCAGTGGGCGCGCGCTGGGCGCAGCTTAGTCGCGACGCTCCTAATGGACCGGAACCAGTGTTCTACCATGTGGTCTCTTCCTTTCGTGTTTTCCGCCGCGGATCGGCTGGCGAGAGTTGCGGCTCTCGTCAGCCAACTCTTCGCTCCGCTTCTGTAGCCTTTGCAGCTGCAATCCGCGCGCTTTCAAGTTGCAGGGCGCGTCCTGCATCAGCAATTTTTGCCCGCGTATCTGAGTTTCGAACACGTTGCTCAAAATGCCTCAGCTGGGGCATTCGACCCGTCACGCTTACTTGTTTCATGTCCGAATTCATCGCATCCATGAAACTCCCAAGTCCCGGAAAAAGCGTGAGGCTGCTTTCGTTCAGCGCATCCCCGCTCGCAAGAGCGGCGCGCAGAGCCCGGTTCTCTGTTTCAAGCCGAGCAATACGGTAGTCAGCCGCAATCAGCCCGACATATAGGACCGCTTGGCCTGGCTGCTTTAAGTCGTAAAGCCCGCCGAAATCGTCTAGATCCCTCGACTGAAATGGCACGTCGAACAGTCCAGGCATGCATTCCTGGAGAGGGCTTGCCCCCGCAGGACCAACGAAAGCTGCGGCTAGAGCCGCGGCCGCATCCGTCACGCGCTTTTTCCGGGCGCAAGAATCTTCGTCATCGCTATGAGAGCTCATGCGACAGTCCTCTACGTTGTAGTGGTTTCGGCGTTATCAGCGCCCTTGATGAATCGGTTTGTAGATCAGCTCTGCTGCCCACGCCTGAAACTTTGGTGCGAGGTATCCGGATCCGAACACGCCGCCGAAAAGTAGCCCGATCAAGAGACAGGTCACTGACCAGTTTCGGCCGCTTTGGTGCGCAGCCGCGAGCAGCCCCTGGGTCTTGTCTTCGCGGTCATTCAGCTCGCCCCTGTGTAACGACGAGATGCGCTGTAGATCACCCGACAATTTCTCAATCAGGATCGTGAGGCGCTTGATCTCTGACTCAGACTTTTTCAGCTTGTAAAACAGATCTGCCCTGGAGCCTTCCGCACCAAAAACTTCGGATTCTGTTTTTTTCATCGCCTCGTTAATCAACTCTCTAAGATCGTTGATGGCGATGGAAACACCAGCCTCCGCTGCTCGTTCCCGGGCTGACTCGACTGCGGATGCGAGCTCGTTGGTCATCGCCTCGCGCACCGATCCGCGAAAGCTCTCGCACTCGTCCGGCCGTAGCAATTGCGCCGGCAGATTGCCAAGTTGGGCATGCAGATCGGCTGCGGCCGCAAAGCGTTCGGCCAGTTCCCCCATGTGTTCGACTGCAGCCGCGATCGAGCGAGTGAGCTGCCCGGTTTCAGCAATCACACCAGGTTGTGTAGGTGTGCCGTCGAGGCGGACGATCAGCGTTCGCAGCTCGTTCACCAGGTCGAAAATGCTCTGGATGCTGTCGTCGCCCAGGCTCATGCGGCCTCCTGGTCGGCTCCCCGGAGCTCGTCGAACTTGCCATGCAGTTGCTTGATCCAGGTGCTGGCTTCTTTCGCGATCGCCACTACCTCGACTAGCACCATGCAGCGTCGAGCGTCCTTGCCTTTCCCCTCGCGATCAAGGGTCAGGCTCTGCTCGCGGAGTTGAGCAATCAGATCATCGGCACCGTCGGCAATTTCCGGCAGGGTTTTGCCGAAATTACGTGACAAGCCGTAACCCTCGACGCCGGGCATGATGAGGACCGGTACATCAAGATCTTCGCCCAGGTCGAAAACGTCACCATACAGAGCCCGGATGCGACGGTCGTTGGGATCTTGGGTTTTTCGCCCAAGCCCGTTGAGAACCAGAACAATTTTTGCGGATGGCTCATCTTCACGGATTCTGTTGATGGTCCGCTTGGCGTTTTCTACGTCCTGGCCCACGTCTTTGACCGGCACTAGGATCAGGTCGAACCGACCGAGCAGGCCGTTTCGGCCCATGGCGGCAAGCGCCGCCTCCGCAGTTTGGTTGCCGATGTCGAGTACGAAAGATTTACCGGCGAAATCTTCGAAAAGGTCGAGGACGGCAAAGCCGGCATCGCCGTCAACAATGATCTGGCGTGATTCGATCTTCGAGCTTTTCATCCAGCGCGAATCGACGTTCTGGTCGTCGAGCTCAATCAGCGTACCAGCGCCCTCGCGGTCAAGAAGGTATGTTGTGGCCACTTGCTGGGCGATGGTGGATTTGCCGACGCCACCTTTGGTGGAGGTGCAGAGAATTCGAATCATGATGGGGACTCCTAACTTGAATGGTCTTTTCGCCCGAGCACCTGCTCGATGAGCGAATTCACGTTTTCGGGTTTCGCCTGATCTGCGGCGACCGGTGCCTGCGGTGCAGGCTGGGTTTCAAATTTTGCGTCTAGGTTTTGCTCTCCTCCGGATTCGGGGTTGATGCCTTTCGACGATCCGATGGCCATGCACTCTCGGTACTCTGCTGGGAGATGCTTTTTCAGAAAGGTGCGCAGGCTGTGGTAACTCACCAGCACTCCCGCTTGCTCCAGTAGGTCGAGCATCTCTTTCAGCGAAAGCCCCAGCAGCATCATCGATCTCAGCTCTGTTGTTCGGGGGCGAAGCACACGAGTCGCGTGCCCACGAGTACGTGCGGAGTCCGTCCCTTCAAGGGCCTCTGCCTTCTTTTGCGCGATCAGGGCCCGTAGTCGGTCTGTCACCGCCTTTTCCTCCTCTGCCATCTCGCGCAGGTATGCATCGATGTCTTCTTCGTCTTCGGGGCGCTTGAACATTGGGTTTCTCCTGTAAGTACAAAGGTACGCATCGATTCTATCGAGAATCTCTAAAGATTCCTGCGCGATTCCTCTATAGCTATCAGGATGCTTGCCTAACGCTATCGCGTTTCTATAAAGATAGCAAAAGAAGAAGATAGATCAACAAAATATCGTTGATATTCTATAAAGATTCTGTAGTTTAAAGCGGGAAGAGGAACACGGCTGCACTCGCTTCGCGAGGTGCATTCGTGTCAGCCCGCAGCAGCCGGGCATCACGAGAGACTGGTGAGCTACTACATCGGTAGTAGCCCCCCTGAAGGGAAGGGAGCTGAATGGCTTTCGAGAGGAAAAATCACACACAGAGCATGGTTAATGAGTCGGCTCAGCAGGCGTTCGAACGCCTCGCTCGTGACCTGCGGGTCCCGAAGTCGGCTGTGCTGCAGACCATCCTGGAGGCTGTTCCGACCTCAGATTTGGTCGCCCTGGTGCGCGGTGATCTGGCTCTGCATACGGCCAAAATCGTTGTCCTGGAGCCAGAGGCATCGCTCGCGATCCGGTCTGAGATTGAATCCGCCCTCGCCCTTTTGGGGCCTCGGATCGCGGAGGCGAGCCGGCTGGGAGCGCAGCGCGCGGTGGCTGAACAGCTCAAGTCTCTGTTCGCTAACGCCGAGGGTGTCTGACATGGCCATCTTCACAATCGACAAATTCACCGGCGGCGATATCGGGGCGAGGGCGAACTATTTCGAGCGTGGCGAGGGGCATGTCCTCGACGACGAACACCATCAGGTGCTGTCTAGCGGGGGAGAGGACTACTACCACAAGCCGGGCGCCGACACGCTGTTGACCGAGTATCTCGGTCAAGGTGCCGAGGCCATGGGGTTGGGTATCACGCCGCAGGATGGGGACTACGCCGCCTTGATGGGTGGTATTAACCCCCGCACAGGGGAGTCCTATGTCCTCAAGCGCCGTCAGGATCAGCTTGAGCGTGGCACCGGGACGGCGGGGTTCTCGACCAGCCTCAACGTGGATAAGACCCTCTCGCTGGTTTATGCCTCGCTGCCGCGCGAACAGCAGATCATTTTTGAGCGGGCAATGATGGAGGCCTCTCGACGGACCTTTGAGTACGCGGAGAAACAGGGGCACTTCGGCTACAGGCTTGGCGCCCAAGGGGTTGACCGTTATGCCGGAAAGGCTATGGCCGCCAGCTATCTACACTTCACTAACCGCAACCAGGAACCCCATCTCCACGTTCACATCGAGATTCCGAACGCCTGCCTTACGCCTGATGGCGAGTGGCGTCCGCTCGATGGTGGTGAGCTGTACAAGCGTCAGGGAGAGTTCGCTGCGCTATTTGATTGCTATCTAGCCCATGCCCTCGGGCGGGATATCCCTCAGCTTGCAAAGCATTTTGAAGCTGACCTCGAGCGCAACGGTCTTCGCGTGGCCGGCATTTCCCGGGAAATCGTGCTGGAGTTTTCCACCCGCCGTATGGAGATCCTCAAGGCGCTAGACGAGATGGGGGCCAGTGGCGCTGACTCAGCACGAGGCGCAGCCAAGCGCACGCGCGAGGGAAAGAAAGAACGTGATTCAGACGAACTCCGCGCCGAATGGCGCGAACAGCTGCAGAGCCTCCACCAGGAACTGCAACGCGGCGACCTGACTCCAGAAACCAAGCTGTTCGCCGAGCAGCTCGTGTTCCGCAACGCCTCCGTTTTCGGCGAACACGCGCTCGATCGCGCAGCAGCCCAGCTGGCGATTCTGCACGGCGGCGAGCCAGCGATCCCTGCAATCAAGGCCGGCTTGATCCGCCAGCTTGGGGTGATCGAACTCCCTCAAGAGGGGCGCCACCGCGAATTCACGACCGAGACTTACCGCCAGCTCGAAGCCGAGCTGCTGGCCTACGCCTATGCCGCTCAGCGTCCGGAGGCTCGATTCACGATCAAACCGCTCGATGTGGAAATGGCCATTGCGCGTATCGAGCGCGAGAAGGGTTACCCAATGCGCGATGAACAGCGCGCAGTCGTTCGATTCTGTACTTCCGGTGCTCGTTTCCAGATCATCCAGGGCGCTGCGGGCACGGGTAAATCCGTCAGCCTGTCCGCGCTTCGCGAGGGGTATGAGGCTGCCGGTAACCGTGTCATCGGCCTGGCGCCATCTGGGGCGGCTGCAGCTGAGCTACAGAACTCCGCTGGAATTCAGGCGCGCACGATCCACTCGCTGCTGATGCGCCTCGAAAATGACAACGCCCAGTACCGCGAAAAGCTGCGTGCCAACGACGTGATCATTTGCGATGAGGCCGGTCTCGCCGATCTGCGCACCCTGCATAAACTCGCTGGCTACTGCGACGCCGCCGGCGCCAAACTCATCCTGGTTGGCGATGGCCGCCAGCTTGAGGCCGTTGGTTCCGCCTCAGTTTTGGACATGCTGACCGAGGAGATTGGCTGCTCCGAGCTGATCCAGATCGCCCGCCAGAAAGATCCGCTCGACCGCGCCATCTCCCAGGCTTGGTTCGAGGGACCGGCTGAGCAGGGTGGCCCTGACGCCCTCGACATGATGAAGGCCCGTGGCCTGCTGAAAATGCCGGCCGAAGGCTCCAAGGACAAGCCGATCGACCAGCTGATGCGCGATGCGCTGGAGGCTCGCGCCTCCGGCACCGAGTGGAACGAAATTCTTCTGCTGGCTGACCGCAACCAATCCGTCCGCTCCCTGAACAACAAAGTCCGAGAGCACCGATTCGCCACAGGCGAGCTGGATAAGGCCCAGCATATCCGGATCCCGGTCGAAACCGGGCGGGGCGATTACGCAGACCTCGATCTGGCACCAGGCGACCGGATCATGCTCCGTAAAAACGAGAAGGTTGGCGGCGAGCCGGTCTACAACGGCGACCGCGCCACGCTCACCAAGATCGAGCGAGTGCAGACCGGCGTCGACGATAGCGGTGAGCCGATCTACGACACCAAGATCACCGCCCGCCTCGATCGCACCAAGGAGGAGGTGAGCTGGGATCTCTCTGATTACGCCTCGATTGATCACGCCTACGCCATGACCGTGCATAAGTCTCAGGGGCTCACGGTCGATCGCGCGTTCTATCTCACCTCTGACTCGACCGACCGCCGCCTCGCCTACGTCGCTTACACCCGCTCGCGCTACGCCTGCAGCTTCTACATCGGCAACGATCAAGAGTCGCTCGACACGCTGGCTCGGAATACCTCCGCCTTCAAGAGCAAACGCTGCGCACTCGACGCCGACAAAGAGTTCCGCGCCCTGATCCGCGCCAACGCCGAAGCCAGCATTTACGAAGAGCAGCCGATCAAGGCCCAGCAGCCGAGCACCAAGGATTTGTTGGAGAAAGCCGGCGAGTGTTTCGAGTACCCGACCGAGCCCAAGGCTGAACCCAAGAAGGCGCCGGAGATCCAGGTTATGCCCGCCACCCAGGCTGATCATGACCTGTCTGTCGCCCGCGGCTTTGCCGTGACCGGACTGATCGATCTGCCAAACGACACCCGCCAGAAGCCGGGCAAACCCTATGAGCTGCCGGCCGACGCCAAGCGCGTTGCGTTGTTGGCCGAGCCAGTCCCTCTACCCCCACCCCCAAAGCAGGAAAACGAAAATGAGCGACCTGAGCGATCTGTTGCCGCCGACCAAGGCCAAGTAGGTTCCGATATGGCTAAGCCTCGTCGAGTCTGGACGAAGGCCGAGCAGCAGCGCGAAACGCAGGCTATCCGTGATCGCGTGGATCTGCGCGAACACGCTGAGCGGCTCGGTTACGTCCAGGTAAGCGGATCTGGAGCCCGTGTGCGGATGGAGAAAAGAGCGTTGGATAAGGCTGACCCCATGCGTGAGATCACCCTCAAGCCCAATGCCAAAGGCGAACCGAGCTGGGTAGCGACGAAGGCCGGAGCAGGATCTGGCCTCGGCGGCGACGTTTTCCACCTCCACCAACGATCGACAGGACAGAACTTTTTGGAAACCCGCGACGAGTTGCGGAAGGTCGCTTTCAACAAAGATTTTGAGGCAGGGAATTGCTACCAGGGAATGAGCGCTGCAGAGCGCGAAGCGAAAGTCCAGGCAAGGATGGAGGAGGAGGTACTCAAGAAGGAGCTTCGCCGCAGGAAGGCCTATGAGAAGTACCAAGAGAGCACCGCAGAGCCGAACCGATTTTTGCAGGCCCGCGGGATCTCCGAGCAGACCCTCGCCGGGACGAAATGGCGTACTGACCGATACGGCAACGCCGTTTTTCCCCATGTCCGCGAAGACGGAAAATTCACCGGTTTCGAGCGTAAGCAGGATGGCCCTGCGCTTTTCTCGAAGAGCGAGCGAGGCGTCTACATCGCCAACCCAAGCTGCGAGAACCCGAAGCGAATCAAAGTTGCAGAGGGCGGCCTCGATGCCCTGAGCCTCTACCAGCTCGATACACCAGAACAGCGCGCCCGCACGCTCTACGTCAGCTCTGGCGGGAACCCTGCCGATGATACCGCCCGCGCTCTGCGTGGCCTGGCCGACCGTACCGGTGTTCGGCAGGTTGATCTCGTTTATGACCGGGATGATGCAGGCACCCGGCATACCGAAGCACTGACGCAGCTGCTTGCCGAGCAAGCCCCCGACCTGCAGGTCGCTGATCGCCGGGACGACTACAAAATGGCCAAGGGCGAGGATCCCAACGACTTGTTGCAGCGTCAGCAGAACAAGCCGGCGCAGGCTGCATCGGAGTGGGATCAACAGGCGAAAACCCAACAGCCGGTGGTCGCTCAACAGCCTGCCGCCCTGGAGGGCGTCGAGGAATTTAGAGAACAGGGGAGGTCAATGTGATTGTCCAGAACGAAACGCATTCCAGAAGTTCTGCGGAGCGCTCCGTCTTTGATCTCGCCGAACGTGAGCAGATCCGCCGACACGCACTGCGAATTGCATTTTCTTCCTGGAGCCGGGCTGACCAACGAAGGGCTGCGCTGGAGGATCTCGCACTCGTCGTTGAGCACGACAAGAAATTCCCACTCGGAGCAGCAGCGCATTTGTCGGCTGATGAAATCCGCGCGCTGGTGCCCGTCATCGTCCGCGACGGACACACACCTCATGTCCGCGACGCCGATATCCCCGAGCCGTGGCTGACACGATTCGGAATCGCCTCGGTTGGCTCAACTCGCAGCCTGAGTGGAGCTTACGCCTACGACTGGGAAAACTTTCTGAGACTGTGGAACGAGGAACAGGCGAGGCAGCTCTCTGCTCTGGAGGATCTGGCCAATGCCTAATCAAGGAAGTCTGCTCGCGCAGCAGATGCGCGATCTACAGATCCACCGCTACGAAATCGAGCTGGCCCAGCTGAAAGCGAGTGCCGGCGATCCCCTGGCTGCGCCATTTATGCGAGCCTTGGAGGCAATCACCGGCGCGGCAGAAATCGTCGAGGCCTACCTCACTCCGGCGCCAATCGGCATCGGCCGTGAACCAGGCTGGAGCCTTGTGGCATTCAGCGAGTGCCCGTTGCCAGTTGGTCAGCATGTCAATTTGATCGTCGCAGCTCAGGAGGCCAGCGATAGCTTCGAGATCACTATCGAAATATTCTGCTGGTCGGAGAACGCTCAGGAGCTCGCTGAGGCGATGGTCACCGGCCTTCTCATCTGGCCAACGAACGCTCCCTGAACAAGGAAAAGCCATGACGCGCCGAATCACCTTGAATCTCGACCTGAACGAAAACGATCTCGACGCGCTGCAGGCAGTGCTATCCAATCCTGCCGCAGTCGCAAAAGCGATCGCTCCGAGCGATCCCCGCGAGCAGATCCGAATTGTCGACGTGCTCGCCGAAATGGCCGGGGGGGTTGCCAAGGCGCTTGCTCATGTAATGGCTAATGCCATCGACAAACAGATTGTCTCTTCGGAGGAGAGGTGGGGCGGGCGACATGACAGATACGGCGAAAACTGATGCAGCTCTCAAAGCATGTCCTGCGAAAAAACTAACCCCCTGGTGCGCAGTACCGGCAGGCCGGCCCGAGGCGTGGGGGTTATTCTTGTCGGTTAGGGTATTGGGCTCGCGGACAGGCGTCAACTCGGAGTAGACGGGCGCCTGCGAAGCGGTATGTGGCCCACCTATGCACGGTGCATAGTTCACTGGAACCCTCCTATTTGAACTCGCCCTGATCAGTCATTGCTGGATTAAAGTAGCGGCTGCCGAGATCTCTTTGAGAGCCGATCTATGACCGAAGCTTGGATTCTTCAAACCTCTGAAATTCGGCGTCCGTTTTCGCGGGCGACTTGGATCCCCCTTCGTGCATCGTTAAGTGACGAGCAGGGCAACGTGAAGGAAGTGGGGTATGTCGGGGACGTGTTCGCCTGTGGCTCCGTCGCCTTTCCCAAGCTGCATCAAGAGTTCGCTGGGCGCTTGAGTTGGAGCGACATAGGCATCGGGCATACCGTGGCGCCGTATGCCTATTCGGACGGCCATTACTCGCCGATCGACGAGTATCAGTACAACGACAAGGAGCCCATCGGGATTAACCTCGTTTTCGAGCATCCGCAGCCCGTGGTCGGAGGCCGGCAGTGGATTCTGAATCCGGACTTGGTGGTCGCACTTGGCCTGATTAAGGAGGGGCCGAACTGGGTTAGGCCGGAAGAAGACTTTGTCGTAGTCGCAAGGGAGACGGTAGACAGCGATGGTAGCCATCGCCTGATCGAGATCAAGCGGGAATTCCTGATGGATTACCTGGCCGCTCGCGGCCTGTCTCTCCGTCTGTCCTATTACCGTCAGCGCGTCGAGAACGTCGCCAGCCTCAAGGACAGTCCCTATGCGGGCCTGAATGAGATCCAAGAGCAGCGTGAAGGCGGAAGATACGAATTGCGTATCAAGGATCTGGCTGCCGTGTTCGGTGGTAGTTGGGGGTTCTTCCGAATGTGGCGTACTGACGTCGACGAGGAGGAAGACGCGCCCATCATGGGACCCGAGACTGACGACAACACCGCCTCCGAGAGCTCTGAGGGGCATCGAAGCGGCTATTCTGGAGTGCGTGTTGAAGGCGAATTCTGGCGAGACGAGTGGATCGAGCACCAGGGCAAGAGCATCCGAGTGCGCGGGGATCAAGATCAGAACTTGCCGCACTTTATCGTCGACACCGATGGTTCACGCAAATTCTCGGCCGAGCTCAATGACGAAGACATCGGACGGTGGCTCTGGTTCCGCCCGTCCGTGGTCACCGAGCTACTGACGCATCGGGGCTTCTCCCTGAAGTGGTACACGGCTGAAACCGGTGCGATCAACTCCACCTCGGGGTACTCGATTCATTTCGGGATCAACGCCTCCGAGCTCATCACCGTCTACGCCTACGACATCGCCAGGCTGCCCGCCTGGGAGCAGTTCGTCTGGGCCGCGAGTAACGTCGCGCCGGAGGGCAAGGTCAGCGCCGAACTCCTGGCCTCTCAGGTCAAAGCGCAGCCGGCAGACACTCATGCCGTGGAGGAGTTGCTATTCGGATGCATGCGGTTGCTGGAAGCCGAGTTCCGAAAGGTATTCGGAGTGTCGCTGTTCTCACACGAGATAGACGATGAGGCGTCGATGCAGCACGTCTCTCGTTTTTCGAGCAAAGATCAGACTTCGCTCCTGCGGCTGGCCAAGGAGCTCGTTCGCATCTTCTCGGATCGACTTGACGTTCGCTCTCTTCGAAAGCTATCCAACCACCCTGACAAGGAGAAACTGGGCTCTAACAAGCTGCTGCAGAGTATCTTGGCTCAGAAGGCCGGAGAGGCACGTGCGCGCGAGGTCTTCGCTGCTATCGCTGGCGCTTACGACATGCGCCTTGGCGACGCGCATCCGACGAGCTCGAAGATCGGCGAAGCCATCAAGCTCGCCGGCATCGACACCACTGCGTCGTATCTGCGCCAGGGTGAGCAGTTGATCAGAAATTTCGGCCACGCCGTTTGGTGCACTGGGAGTCTGCTCTTCGGAGAACAAGAAAAGAGCGAGGGATGAGCCGTCTGCTTTCGGGCGATTCAATGACGGCAGGTCGGTGGATTGGAATGGTGACTAAGACTTATGCACGGTGCATAGCTCGACGGAGCAACCTCGGATGACGACGCGCCGGATCTACCTCGATACCGAGTTCACCAGCCTGAATCGCTATCAGGCCAAGCTGATAAGCCTCGCCCTGGTAGTGCCGGGAGGAGGCCCAGAGTTCTATGTCGAGTTGATCGACACCTGGTCGCCGGCCGACTGTTCCTCATTCGTCCTGGATACGGTTCTCCCCCAACTCAATCACGCCAACCACGGACGCACCACCGAGCAGGCCAGGGCCGAGCTGCTGGCGTTCCTGCAGGCCCTTGGGCCAGTTGAGGTCATCACCGAGGCCCCCAATCATGACTGGCCCCTGCTGTTGTGGCTTGCAGGTCTTGCAGGCCTACCGGTAAATGTACAGCCGGAACCTGGGCATTTGCCTATCGACCTGAGCGCCGCCTACAGCGGCGACGAGCCGCCCCACCACGCCCTCCAAGATGCCCGCCTACTCGCTGCTCTCGCCGAGCAAACCAACCCCGCATGACGATGCTTCGTGTACGGTTAATCACATATCTGTGATTTTGCGTACAAGGAAGGAGCACGATGAAAATCAACGCGGGCACTCCCTGGGGTTGAGCGAAACAGTAGTAACGAGGAAGGTCGGCGTAATCCAATCAGCGGTTGATCAGTGCCTCTAACGCTGCGTCCAATGCCGTGACAGATTCGACAATTGTCCGTACGGTGGCGCGGTCAAATTCGTGGTCGCGCTGCGAGTCGTGCACGCCGCTGTTGAGATAACCCCACTCGATGCTTCCCGCACCGACACCGAGTAGGCGATCCAGCGCGGCAACGACATCCGTGGCACCGGCATACTGATCTGCGATGCGGCCAACAGCTGACCGCAGCTTGCCGCATTTGTTGTTCAGTTCCCACGGCGAGCGCGGTCCTCCGAGCTTGAGCTCGATGCGACCGTCGGTGCGCCGACCCAACCAAGTCCAGATGCGATCTGTCAGGCTCTCCAGCGCGGGGCGCGCTTGACGTAGCGCTTCGCGCTTCTCGTCGCTCACCAATGCCTGCTGGGCCAGCAGAACGTAATTTTTTGTCGGCGGGGTGCTATCGACGCGCAGCTCGTGCTCGCCGTTATGCGGCAAGAACTTGTAGCGCTTGATGGCCGCGGAGCGCCGCGCACCCAGCTCCTGCTGGATCCGATGCAGAAACTCCTCGGCGTGCGAGGTCAAGATGACTTGCTTGCCGTCAAGCAGACCGTCCTCGAAGAAAGTGCGCCAGATGCCATCGCGATGGTCATCGTCGATCGCGTTAACGACGTCATCGAAGATGACCACGGGGCAGTCCTGGGTAATGTTCTTAGCCAGCAGAATCGCAAGGCCTAGGCACTTGATATGTCCTTCGCTGAAGACGATCAGTGCGTCATAGCGCACTCCCGGCTCCCCGGCGAACTCCACTTCGATCTTGCCGTTCTCTGCCACCGGAAGCCACAGCGCATGCAACAGGTCGCCGGGCGGATCACCGCGATTGAATGCGTTGTACAGATTGCGTGCCTGTTCTCCCAAACCTTGGAGCAGTGCGCCTGGCAGCGCGGCCAGGTAGTCCTGGATCTCTGGTAGAAAACTGTCGTAGGCGGCCTTGATCCGCTGATGGTGCTCCACTACCGGCACTTCTGCCGCTACGGCTTGGATCAGTTCGCGATTTACCTCGTCGAACAGTGCCACTGTCTGGCGGGCTGCGGCCAGTTCCTGATCCGCCGTCGTGCGCATCGTACGCAGTCGTTCGATCTCCAGCCGATGCTGGTCCAGCCTGTCCCGCTCCTGGGTCAGTGTGCCGCGTTGGTCATGCACTTCGCGAGCTTGCGCGTCGATACGTTCGATGATTTCTGCGATCTGCAGCAGAGCGTTCCAGGCGCGCCGCTCACCATCGACCCAGCCGGCCAGCCAGTTGCCCCCAGCAGTGGGAGGCAGCACAGGCAGGCCCGCCGCCTGTAGTTCCGTAGGACATACGATCGCAGCAACCGTGACCACGCGACGAATCTCGTCCCAAAGCGCTCGCACTGCCTCACTCAACTGTGTCCGAAGGCTTGCTTCGTGCTGCTGAAGGGCGGCCAGTTGTGCAAGTTGCTCCAGGCCTGCGCGTGCTTTGGCGAAAGGGTCTTGCGCCACAGTGCTCAGCCCTGTCCCGCAGGCAGGGCACGCTGTAGCCCCGTCGGCTAGGGCTAATACCGCCTCGTAGAGCTTGGCGTACGATACTTCGCCGGCGCGGGCTGCGAGCTGCTCTGACGACTCCTGCCACAGGCTCTGAAGGCGGTAGGCCTCTGCCAGCGATGCTTGCAGCTGGGCCTGGGTCACCTCGTGGATGGTAGGTGGAACCGCATCAAGCTGGGCTTGCACATACAGAAGCCGTCCTTGTTGTTGCGATGTGCCGAGCAGCCAGTCGACGCAAACCTGGTACGTCGCACCAGGCGACATGCGCTGCGCTAGATCGCGCTCTAGACCCTCTACCCCTGCGATCTTTTGCGGGTAGGCAGTGATCGTCTGTTCGGAGTTCGCCAGCTGCAGGCGACGCTGTGCCAGTTGAGACGCCTGGGCCCCGACAAGCATAAGATCCTGATCGAGTGACGGATTGAAGCCACGCACGAATTCGCTGAACTGATCCACGCCGAACAAGGTGGCGATGAGCTGTCGCTGATCGCCCGGTGTTCGTGCTGCGATGCGAGCGAAGTCGTCGAGGCGGTTCTTTTCGATGAAGCAGAAGCGGTACTCGGATTCGTCCGGTTGCACGACCTCGACGTCGTCTGCCCCTCTAGTCGACAGCACCGGAGCGACATGGCGACGTAGGCGGGCGTTGTTGCAGTAGGTGCGCTGGTCCACTCTCTTGACCTGCGCTTCGCTGATGGAGCCGAGCATCGCCACTTCCAGAGCCTCGCAGAAACTACTCTTGCCGGTACCGTTGGCGCCGTAGACCAGGGTAATGTCATGGCTGAGGTCGAATGTTTCCTGCCGCATGAACCCGCGAAATGGCCCCACTTCAAGCTGGTGCAGGCGCCCGAGCGCTGGCCCGGCTTCAGGCCCGCGAGCATCTCCGTCGTACGCTACAGGCATCTGCGCTAAATGCGCCACGGCCAGCGGCGCGAGGCGCGTTGACCGTCCGCGGCGCGCGGCACCGACCTCCGAAAGTGGCTGCAAATGGTTGAGTATCAAGTGCGCGAGCCGGCGAACGTCGTCATGCACCTCTTGCTGCGCGAGGTGTGAAAGGAAGCGGTGGTACTCCGAATGAATGCTTGCCATGCAACCCTCTAGATAGAAAGACGCTTTTGGCTGCGTCCGTGGCGGTGTTGATCGGCCTCTCGCTCCGTGGCGTGTGGTCGGGCAATGCTTCCATCTGCCGTTATGGCTTATGGAAGTTCTGGGCAAAATAGTCGATTACCTGTGTCGCCTGGGTCCCCTGGCGGAAGCGTTTCTGTTCCTCGAAATCGATCGAAGGCAGCATGTGGATCAACTGATGATCTGCATAGAGGGCCAAGACCCTCTGGGCATCCAGCGACCCGCCACGTTGTCCCGTGAGTGTGTTCGCCTCCTCTATGGTCGCGCCGATCATTACATCCGCCAGTTGCACTGCGGGACTAGTCTTGGAGTCGACCTGTGTCACCGATTGGAGCTTGAGTGGAAAGGTGATGCTCGCGATCTCTGACTGGCGAAACGTGATCGCGTCCTCGTGGTGAATAAAGCGCTGTAGTAAGTCGTGGTAGGTGAGCAGGTTCTTGGACTGATCGTGTTCGACCCAATAGGGACCGTCGGCCATGGCTTCCATCCGGCTGATCAGCGACTGCAGTACTACGAGGGCGGCGTCTGTGGTGACGCCTGGGGTGGCGATCGCTTGCAGGCATTCCGGCGCCGCAAACTGCGCCAAGGGGCCCAGTGCTTCTGGCAGTTCCCGCCAGCGCGAGGCGCGAGCGGCCTCGACCAGATCGGCAAGCGCCTCCGGGCTTTTCTCCTTTACTGCACGTTGGAAACAAGCCAGCAACCGGTCAAGAGCGCCTTCCCCGAGGAGCGTCGGACCTGTCACGTACAGCAGCGATGCGAGCGAGTAGTTCTGCCCATCCTCATAGAAGTCGATCCCGCGCTCGTAGTAGAAAGGCTCTACTGCGTAGTCCAGGAACATCAGCAGCAGAAGGAAGCGCTTGTCGCAGACGTAGGTCACGCATTTATGCTGGGTTAGCAGGTCGCGCAGTAGTGCCAACAAACGCGGGTGGTTGGCTGGGCGGCGTGCCAGAGCCCGATACTTGAGCTCGTCCGCCTGTAGCTTGGGAAAGTGCTCCTGGATCAAGCGCCTGGCCTGGTCATCGTCGATTGCGATGGCCGCCGCCCCCTGGAACCGTTGCTCAGGGTTAAGCAGGTCGAAGCCGGTGTAACCGCTTTCATCGATTCGAAAGCATTCCATTGCAATTCCCATCCGATCAAAGTGCGATATCTAGGGTGAGTGTTAGCACTTGCCAAGACCAATGTAACCGCGTGGTCAAGTCAGGTGCAATTATACGATCGGCGTCATCTCGCCCCGCAGGATGCCTGGATGCTGGCTCAATTGTGGAGAGATCCAACCTCGCATGACGACAAGCCATGCACGGAGCATCACCAATTAGTGACTTACCGTACACGGCACGACTGAAGGATTTTTCCACCGTTAGAAGCGAATGCCCACCACTTCACCGTCGGCGTTCAGCGCTGGTTGCCCATAGGTATCCACCAGTTTTCCCTTGGAGAAGACAAAGCGGGGAGGCCAAAACGAGTGCTTGCTCACGAGCGATAAGAGTTGTTCGATCGTGGTCACTTGGTCGGAGCGCTTCAGTCGGAAGAAGTACATACTGCTCCAGTCATCGCTGAAGTACTCCTTGAGATCTCGCGGATCCAGCGTCTCCGAAATCGGTCTTTCGGCAGGATCTTCTTCATCAAGCTGGCTGGCATAGTTTTCAAAAAGTCGATCTTGCAGAAGCTCGAAGGCGTAAGGCTCCCATTTGAGCGGGGAGTCTTCATCCTCTGTGTCCGGTACTTCTGATGGGTCGAAAGCCAGCAAAAATCCGCGGAAGTATGCCTCCTCAGTCGGCTTGCACTTCTCCGCGGCTTCGGCTGCTTGATGCCAGTTTTCAAAACCAGCAGCTTTCGCTGTGATCTCAAGGGCTTTGTAATGCGGGATATCTTTTTCTCGCTTCATGCGACGAGCACGCTGCTTCAGGCGAGAGATGGCTTTTTGCGAAACTAGGAAAATGCGTTGCATGTTGAGGCTCCTCTGTTCGCGGAGTACCGGTGCCCACTGCCGAGATCCGCACAGGGAATCCCAAACGCATTAAGTAAGAAGAGAATCGTCCCATTCGGGTTTGCCAAGGTGGGCAGCAGGCTTCGATCAAGCCTGCTACTAGCATATGCGAATACGAACAGTATGCTCAAGCCTGGTGCCTGCCAATGCCCGAGGAAATCTCCATGCTATTTATTAGTCATGATCGCGTAGGATAAGGCATAGTCCGTTGTTCTGGCACTAGAGTGTTTTTTATTTCATATGTGGTGGCGAATTGAAGAAATTTTGTGGTGTGTATGGTGGTTGGGAGCTATTGATAGCTGGGCTTGTGCTGTTGTTTCAGTCTGTGATGAATATTTTATTTATGCAGCTTTATTTTTTGGCGGAGGCCAAGAGGTTGGCGTTGTTCTCTGGGGCTCTAGTTAATTCTTATTGTTTGTTTGTACTGGTGCTTCCTGTCTTGATGGAAAAGATAGAAATTTTAAAAGGTGAGCGATTACTCGATTTTTTAGATGTTTCAGCGGGGGAGGGTAGGCTGACTTTTCCAGTGCTTTCCGGCTTTTTAGGGGAGCAAGCTTTGGGCGGATTTTTAGGAACCGTATTGATTCTTACCGGTCGCACTGTCTTAGAGTGGGGAGGAGCCGTAGTTGCAGGGATCTATTGTTTTGTGGTTCTTGGGTTTGCTATGGGTATTACTAGTATGTCTTTGTTTAGATTTGTTTTGTGTTTCTCTAGTAAACATTGGTCGGTGTACGGTTTTGCGGCATTTGCATCATTGTCTATAATGATTTGCTTTTTTATGGTTGGCGTAAAATCGGTCGCTTAACGATGCTAAGGGAGTACAATTATGTTTGGTTTTTTTGAAAGTAAGGAATTGAGGTTGGATTTGATTACTTTGATCTCCCTCCTGATCCAATAATCTTTTATTGCTTGGGGGAGCCAAGATGGGGGCTGGCGCACTAGCTCAAGGTATTGGTTTTCATCATCTACTTCAATTCCTATAGCCGATAGTCCTTTCGTTGTGCCATGTGAAACAACGACCCGCCAAGGAAGGCTTATTAGCATAGTGTTGTGAGGGAGCGGGAATGTATTTTTTTGAGTCACCGCTCCAGACCATTCAAAAATAATCTTCACGCCCGTGGATTCAAATGCTTGGGGGGATAGGAATTGGCCCACAATACCTGCATTTAAACCAGAGTCTTGCGCTAACGGGCTTGGGTAGCAAGGCCTATACCGTCCACTGGATAGTATGCTGTAAGCATTTCTTAGTGATGTTATGTGGAATATTTCCATTTAAAAAGTTATCTGATCTCTTTCAAGTGCGGGGCCTGTGAGTCCGGTCAGATGACGCGGGATGGTTCATCGGCCTGACTCATTTGAGTCTGAATGATGATCGACCATGTTGTAACGTACGGTGTTGGGGCCAAGCAGCTCGCTAAGGTAGATATCAGAGATTGGCCTCACCTCGATGTCGGCCTCAATGATCCTAACCCCTAACTTTATTGCGACCGCTGCTCTGGTAAGGGTTGGCGACCCATCGCTGCTTTCTGGATCTTTGATCAGGTCTTTGAAAAGCTGCTTCTTGAGTTGCGCCAATATGGGTTGAGGGTCAACATTTTCGTAGCAAGCGATCAGTATCCCTAGGTCGTAAGGAGGCTTCAAGGCGCCCAATTCACTTCCGCTTTCGTCTGGGTCATCGGCAGTGATCGTCATGAAAATCCCGTACAGATCATCGTGATTCTTCTTCGCCAAGCGCGATTCCAAAACATTTCTGATCTGGCTCTTTCCCAAGGCGATATTGAAGGCATCTGGCAAAGCCACTCGCGTATAGCTCCGTGCCAGCCAAGAGCTGAACTTATCTAGCCATTGCGTCTCATACGTAAACGGTTCTGTCCGGTCATTCCGCACTTGAAACTTCGGCGCTTCGAGGGCAGCCAAGAGGCGGCGGGGGATCCATATTCGCTTTTGGGACTCCGCTTTTATCAGCAACTCCCTATCCGAACCTTTGGCGGAAAGATCGATTTCCCGTGGATGACCGCCCTTTCTGCTTTCGCCAAGCTCTTGGATGACTGATGCACCCACAAGCTCTACCACTGGGACAATTTGGAGGTCACAGTTGTAAATATTGCAGGCTTGGGAGGCTACAACCCACCATTCACAAGTCGGATGGTGTTCGACTAAGTCTACAATGTTGCTCCGGTGAATAAGCGATCCTTGCCACCACTCGCCCGCTTCTAGTTTTGCAATTACTGAACTGTCATCGACTAACATCTGCGTCACGAATAGTCTCGCTTAGGTTGCCCATCCTTGAGCGACTTGTAATGTTTGAGGGCTTACGAGTGGGCGGAACCATCCTAGGTGCTAGCTCTTCCAGCTTCCCTTCTAATGCGGCCTTAAGGTGATAGTGGTCAAGGCCGGAATTTACGACATCTATGAATGACTCGCCATTGATAGGTAAATTCCACACCTGCTTCAGTCTTTTCATGTCGCCCTGAAGCGCTGAGCTATGAAGCAAATGGTTCAGGGTTTCTATTCGTACGCCCATGCCCACTCGCGGATCAGCTCCATCGTACCAATCGTAAACGGTCTTACGTGTGACTTTGAAAAGCTCGGCAAGCTGGGTGACAGTCAAGCCTAGGGTGTCTTTGATCTCATTCAACTGATCAGCAAAACCAAGCTTCTCGACCTCGGCTACAACTGTGCTTTCGGCTTCGTTAGCAGTTGATAGGAGAAGCGGATGACCGTCGATGAGAAAGATCGCCGCTTGTTTTATTTGTGGGGCAGTGGACACAGCCCTATTGAAAAAGAGGTTGTAAAGCTTGTCTGCCAGCGTTGGCGCAGATGCACCCCAATCAGGCTGCTCCCTTTCCGGGGCATACCTTAGAGAGGTGGAAGTCATCGACAGTGTCATTCTATAGCCTCACCTTTCCATGATGAAAAAGCATAATCAGTGAACACGTCAGGATGCCTAAAGAAATCGTTGGCAACGGTATGAAGCGTTTTGAGGTGCATGAGAGCCTTGTCGGATGAGTCGACCCTCAAGGGCTTCACAGGCGTAAAAATCGCGTCCATATCAAGAATAGCTTCTCCTGGTTGAAGAGTATCTATCTTGAATCCCTTGGCAGGGTCATGGCTCATGATTAGCAGGCCCATCAGGTCGTCGCTGACGTTGGGGTGGCCTGGGAAATTTGTATAACGAACGCGTAGCTCTTTGTCATCCTTCTTATAGGATGTGTTACTAGAGCCCCCAAGCTGCTCCAAACCCTCAAACGTAGGTGCCAAGAGCTGTGCGGATACGTATTTCATGAGTTCCGCCTGCGACCCGGTTTTAATGTGGTCAACATAGCGCACGCCTAGGGTGCTGACGTCGATGAAGCGCGCGAGCTTGAGCAATTCACTCAAGACTCTCTCCAGCACAATCTCGAACTCACTGTAGCGCGTGTACTCGCGAGTAAATACCAGCACCTGATCTGGCGATAACTGAATACCAAAGCTCCGATCGGCTGACAGCATCATCCAGATACGTGATGTGGTGAATTCTGGCTGCGTGCCCGGCCCGCTCACAGGTACTTGGACCTGAATTTCATGAATAAGGGGAGCAATATCCCTTAGGGCGTCTTGGATCAGCGGGAATTTTTCTGCTAGGAGAGGCCAAGGCGCGAAGCGTATCGAGGCAAGCGTATACGCGAGCGGAGAGTTCTTGAGGATACCAGAGCGTTCTTGCATGGCTTATGAGGACCCGGCTGATAGGTTTCAGAGACGTAAACTATACACCAAAGTAAACACCTGTCTCTTTTTCGGCGACGGGAGATCGGATCTTTGCGGTGGATAATGAGTATTGAGTCGCGGGCGGGCCCCTTTTCGCTTGGGTGGACTCTAGCGTGTTGCTGGCGTGGCTCGAAAGGGCGTGGAACTCTAGTGGGGGCGCGGCCCTCTCGGCAGAAAAAAGAGTAACGGGGACTAAAGCGGGGACTAAAATAGCTGAAAACGAAAAAGCCCACCGGGGTGGTGGGCTTAAGTCGTTGTTTCATATGGTGGGCCCACACGGACTCGAACCGTGGACCAAAGGATTATGAGCCCAAGCAAGGGCGTCAGATGGCCTGATAAAACGTCGCAAAATCAAGATTTTAGGGAATATTGCCCGTCATCGAATGACATAGTCCCGCCGCTATGTGGACGCTATGTGGACACTCCCAACTGTACCGATTTGCACACCCCTGCAATTCCTTTCACAGCGTGCAATCGACGCTAACCCACCGAGGCCCGCGTGCCTGCTGGGCTGCGCCTGTCCTTTCACCACCCACTCCGTTTGCATTAAAAACACACGCAAAGCCCGTCGGCGGGAGGGGGATAAGTGCGGTTTGGCGCTGGGTTTTCGGGGCGGGAGGAATTTTTCGGGCGCAGCGATCCCGGGCGGTAGTCGTCGGGCTGCCACCCAGGGCGCGCACGGTCTAATGTCGCCGCTGAACCCAGTACACGCGCTGCTGTAGGCATACGCCGCCGCCAGGTAATGGCACGGAGATCTTCTCTACGACTCGCTGGTAGTCCGGCTCGGCTGGTTTGGTCTTCGTCTCGTTCTGTTGCGACATGGCTGCCTCTAATAGCTGTTGGTTCAGAGGCAATGCTAGCGGCACTGCGGGAGCGGCTTGCGTTGGGGTTTCCCACTTCGTTCTGGTCGCCTGTAAGCCGGATTGCAGGCATGAAAAAACCCGCTCGGGGGCGGGTTTGGATTGGTGCTGTTCGAGTCACGCAGTAATCGGCTTCAACTGCCCTGCCAGCGCCTTCGCCGTCCCAGCCTTCGCCGTAAACCCACTCGCATCGCCCGGGCTCGGCGTCGGCCCGGGCTGGTGGGTGTGCCCGGCCAGCTGGGTGTTCATCGCATCCACCAGGTCGAGCAAATCACACACCACCTGGAGCAGGTTCACGTTGGCAGAGCCCAGCCACGTCTTCGGCGCGATGCTGCGGCGAATGCCCTGGATGCGCTCCTGCATATCGCCGCCGATCGTGGCGTTGTGCTTCTGGCCCACCACCAGGTTGAGGTCGCGGCCGGTGGCCTGGTGCAGGTCGTCCACCGCGGCGAGGCTGGCGGATCCGCCGGATAGCAGCTTGAGCGCGCCCAGTGCCTCCACTTTCTTGATGCCACCCACCGATTCGGTGGAATGGTCGTCCACCTCCACGGTGTGGTTCTGGTAGCGCTCGGTGTTGTCCAGGGCTTCCACCTGACGCTCCACCGCCTTGTCCTCGATCTTTCCATCCGTCTGGCGCAGCCAGTTGCCGTCGGCGTCCACACGCTGCTGACAGGCCTCGCTGTGCTGCCATACCTGGTCGCCCTTGGGCACACGCGGCAGGCTCAGCCCGTGCGGCAGCACGGTCTGGATGAATGGCTTGTGAGGCAGGCCATAGGCGAAGCACACCACCACCACCGTGCCTTCCTCTGCGAAGCCGAAGAAGCCCGCCTCCTGCCCGCCATTCGGCGCCGGCAGCGGCACGCTGGAAAGAATCGGCAGATCCGGGTCGGGCTCGCCATCCGGCAGCAGCACCTCCACGTCCACGGCGAAGCGTGGGCGGAAGTCGTCGCACAGGCCGGGCACTGCCGGCGCATCCGGTACCGCCACCACGCGGCCGAAGCGGGGAAGGTGGTAGCCGCCGGTCAGCTCGGGGAATTGCCGCTCTACGCTGCGGCGGATTGCGTCGTCCATCGGATGGCCATCTTGTTGTCGGCGAGCGTCACGCTGGTGATGCGCTCGCCCTGGTTGATCGATGCACCAGGGCGCAGGCCGGGCAGGGCCGCGATCATGGCGCTCTGGTTGCCCTGGTAACCGTCGAACAGCTCGACCGGCAGTTGCAGCGGTGCTCGAGCACCGAAGAAGCTGTCCGTCCAGCTGCCGGCGAACAGCTCGCCGTCGCCCTGCTGCTGCCAGATGAAGTCGGGGATGTTGAACACGCGGGCCAGACTGTCCATCGCCTGGTACCCGGCGGCCAGGCTGTAGAAGAAGGGCGCCTTCACCTTTGCATAGGACCGCTCGGGCACGCGGAAGCGGAGCCCGGTTTTCTCGCTGACGGCAGCGAGCACCATCGTCATGTCGACATGGCGCAGGTTCATCGGCATCGGGTTCGCCAGGATCGCCGCCAGCTCTCGGCACATCAGCACCTGCTGCACACTGTTGGCCGCGGTGCAGCGCTCCACGTAGCCGATGAAGTGGCGCTGCAGCGTCGCCTCGTTGTAGCCGATGTCGAGCGTCACCAGCCCCTTCACCGGGGCGTCGGCCTGGATGGTGAACGAGGCGCGGCCAGGGCTTTTCAGCTCCAGTCGCACCTCGTCTTTGACCAGCGGGTAGGCGGTGCCGCCGATGGTCAGCACCTTGTGCAGCTTCATGCTCATGACGAACCGCCCAGGTAGTTGTCCAGCTTCTTCAGCGTGGCTTCGAAGCCGGTGAGTTCCTGTCCTGGTGCAGCTGCTCCATCGCCGGCGGCGGTGCCGGTCGAGCTGACCGCCTGCCCGGGCGCGGACTGGCTGGTGACCGCGTTGGGCTGGCGGCGCTTCTCCACCCGCTCTGGGTTGGAGAGCTTTTCCGCCAGGGTGAACTGCACCCGCCACGCCGCCAGGGTGTCGTCCTCACGCGCGCTCACGCCATCGGAGAACTGCACCTGGCGCACGCCGAAGGCCGTGGCGGTGTCGTTGACGATGCGGTACGTCTTCAGCTGGCCGCCGCCTTCGGTGGCCTCGGCCAAGCGCATCAGGTCGCGCAGTTGCACCTGGTCGACGAAGGGGATCATCAGCGAGACGGTCAGCGTCTTCGGCTTGAAGCCCTTGTGGGCTGACGTGCTGTTGCTCGTCTGCCCGGACATGTCGTCGCTTTCGATGCGCAGGTTGGCCGTGATCTTCAGGCCCTTGCCCTGCACCTTTTCACCGTCGAGCAGCAGCGTCATAGGCCCACCAGCTCCCGTACAAAGCTCAGCCCATCCAGCGAGCCCACCAACAGCAGGCCCGCGCTCAATACCCATTCATGCCCAGGCGCATCGCCCTCGAGCAGCTGCCGTCGCAGCTCGCTGGTATCACCAGGGCCGATCAGCCGGGCGCGCATGCTGGTGTCGGCGCTGCTGTTGGCCAGCAGTGCCTTCAGGTCCGCCAGCTGCTGGTCGCGGCCCTGCTGTTGGTTGGCCTTGCGGCTGGCAAGCGCGGCGAGGTCCGCCATCGGCGAGCTGTCGGCGGCATAGCTCTCCAGCACCGCCAGCTGGCCGGCGATCGACTGCTTGGCGGCCTTGGTCACCGTGCAGCGCTCCAGGGGCAGCGAACCCCAACGGGGCAGCGGGCCGGCGCTGGGCATCTCCCACTTTTCCGCCTCGAGGCGCGACAGGTGCCGGGCACGGCGCTCAGTGCGCACCAGGTCCGGTACCGGAAGAAACGCGTTGAAGCGCGCCAGGGTGTCGGCCAGCTGGTCGAAGCGGGTGGAAAGGAACAGCAGGGAAAGGGCGTACTGCGGCCCGCTGGGCGTGCCCTGGTCGGACGGGTCCACCAGCTTGCCGGCGAGCTGCTGCAGCAGGTTCGGCGCCGATAGAAAGCGCTGGTTGCCGCGCCCCTGGCCGATGCCGCTCTGGAACGGCGTCACCACCAGGCAGGCCGGCGCCTCGCCCAGCTGGCTGCCCAGCGCGGCCCGCCCGGTGGCGATCGCGCCGGCGGCAGCACCGCCGACCGGTCCCGGGTTGGTGGTAGCCAGCCCGTCGAGCCCGGAGAGCCGCTGCGCCGTGCTGGCCAGCTCGCCACCGGCGAGCGTCTTGGCCTCGTCGAGCTCTGCCATCCACTGCGTGGCCTGCTCGGGCCAGCGCATGGTCACCGGGGCCCAGGTCATGCAGGCAGCTGCTGTTGCAGGCCGCTCGGCAGCTCGTCCCAGTTGACCGGCGTCTCGATGATTTCAGCCGCACGCCCAGCGGCGAGAAGGCCAGCCGCCTCGAGCAGTTGCACGCCATCGGCGGTAGCCGGGTCGCCTAGGTCGATATGCTCAGCCGAATCGACGTCCTTTTGATACGCGCGAATCATGGCGGCCTGATTGCGCGCCTCGATTGGCGCAGCCGGATCGTCCAGCGAGGCCATTTCGATGGTGACTTTTTCGACCGTGGTGAAGCGGGCACGGAAGGCGCGGCGAGTGATTGTCGAGCCGTGATCAACCGGGGGCGGCTCATAAGCTGGAGTTTCGACTAAGCGATAGCGGTCGGGGTAATGCTCCGACACGAACGCCAAGTCACCGACCACCACATTCACGACGTTTCCGGCGTCATCTAAAATTTCAAAACGGGCCATTATTCAAGATCCTCGAACCATTCAATCATCACGAAACCGTCGCCACCGGGGGCCGCGCTGCTTTCGGTGGTTGCACCACTACCACCACCTACCCCCGGTACGGTTTTGCGTAAAGCGGAGGCGCCTTGTCTGGCGCCAGAACCAGCAAACAAACCGGCGCGGGTGGTACTGGTCGTGCCTGTCTCAATAGCAGCGCTACCAGAGCCAGCCGCGTACACGCCGTTTGACGGGGTGAAAGAGCTATTCGGCCATAGCATTCGTGATTGATATGCAACGCCCGCAGTTCCGTCTGCAGCATGGGGGTAATCGGCCTCCGTTACGTCGCTTGCTGACACGGACACGTTGGTTTTCGATGCGGAGCCTCGCACAGCGGACCCAGGCAACGTGATGGCTTTCTGTGTTGTGGAAACTGCATCACCCGACGGGCCGCCAACGCCAGCGCCTCCAGTAAGGGCCGTGGAAAATCCTGATGTTGCAGCTCCAGACGGATGCCCGACGCCCTTGATGGCTACTGCCCCGCCGCCGGTCAGTGCCTCTACGCCCGTGGTGGTAGCGGTGGTAGTGGCAGAGCCTGACCCACCGCCCTGCAGGTTTACGTCACCGCCCTCGGCCAGCCCGCCAACAGCTCCATCTGCGGTTCCAGTACCGAGCGGCTTGGTCTTTCCGCCCTTTCCGCCGCGCGCAATCAGAGCTAGGCCGGGGCCGCTGACGGTCGTATTGCCACCGTCGTTTCCATTCGTCCCGGCAGTCGCGGGCGGGGTGCCGCCGGCTCCGATAACGATAGTGAGCTGGTCGCCTGCGTTAAGTCGCACCTTCTTCTGCGCCATACCGCCGGCCGCGCCACCTGTTGCGGCAGTGCCGGCACCTGTAGGCGCCCAAGCCCCCGATCCGCCGGGCCCGATGGCGGTAACAAGGTACACGGCCGATACCGGCGCAACGAACGTGCCGGATTTCCAGAGCGGGCGCTCCTTGAAAATGGCCTTGCTGCCGCCCTGCGCCGCCTTCAACGAAATAGGCATGCGTTAAACCTCCCAGCCAGCGCCGTTCCAGACGACGATGACCTCTGCGTTAATGTCCAGATAAAACCCGGTGTCGGCTACGCCGTTATGCGCAACCGTCTCGCCGGCGGTGCCCTCAACCGTCACCAGCGGCTGTGTAGCCGCAGCCACCTTCACGAATGCCACGGCATCGCCAGTCGCCAGGCCTGCAGCGGGCGGCAGGGTTGCCGTGGCCGCATTGCTCAGCAGGCAGTAACGCGCGCCAGCTTCAGCCAGGAACGGAGCCGCCATCGGCACGGCCGCCGCGGCAATGGCGCCCCGGGGTACCCAGTCGATCGGCTGCGCATCGTTGCCGGTACCCACCGCCACGTCGCCGGTGGTGCCGCCGGCCAGCAACGCCGTGTCCAGCTTTCCGGCCAGCTGCCCACTTAGGTCGTACTGCCAGGTCTCTGCAGGAATGGTGACCCCCGTCAGCTCTTGGGCCCCGTCGAATACCACCAGGAAGTTGCGCGTCAGGTTGTTGCCCGTCTGCAGCGGCGGGATCTCCCGGCGCTTCTGTTGCAACGGCACATAAGCAACTGCGAACAGCACGTCCTCGGTGCTGACGAGGCCGATCCAGTTGAAATCCCAGTCACCCACATCGCTGCCCAGCGAAAGGCTGTACACGACCTGGTTCGGTGACAGGTACGCCTCTTTGGTCACGCTGCCATCGAAGACGATTTGCTCAGTCGGAGGCATCGCCGACTGCCGATCGACCGGCTGGCCGGCATCGAGGCCGGGTATATTGGCAAGCACGAAACGAGCGATCGCCAACGCCTCGCGCGCCCCCTGCTTCTGCGCAATGAGGCTTTCGCCTGCGAACGTAATACTGGCCCCCATAAGGCGCTCCTATTGCTGGGTGACGACCAGCGTCTGCTGGTCATTGCTGTATTCCATGACGGCCGTCCGGATGCGGAGCGTGCCGACGTTGTCGTGTGTGGCCACGATCTGTTCCTGGTCGTTGCTGAACTCCATCACGGAGATCCGCATTGCCGCGACTGACGTGCCCACGAACTCGTACCGCCGGCAGGTCCGGCCATACTGGTAAATCAGCAGATCCAGCAGCGTTGGGTTGGCCGACAGTTGCGAATCACTCAGGTGCAGCTGCACCACGTCCCAGTCCCGATCGGGCAGACGCTCCTCGATGCGCACGTAGCCCACGCCCAGTCGCTGCATGATTCGCTTGAAGCCGGCGACGGAGCCGGCGTCCACCGCGTTGACGAAGGCGTGTTTCACGCGCAACCGGTAGAGCGCCTCGGGCTCGCCCTTGAAGCGGGTGATGTCCCGCTGCCAGGCCAGCAGGTCCAGCACCACCAGGTGGCAGGTGTCCGCGTCCATCTGCAGCAGCGGCCAGCGCAGCCAGCCCTCGACCTTTGCCCACCAGGACGTGGCCGCCGCCTTGAGCTTGGTCAGCTCGGTACCGGCGAGCCAGAACGGCAGTTCGAGCTTGATCATCGGCGCACCTCGCCGGGGAACTTCGCCACCCGGCGCCGGTCATTGCGTGTGACGGCCGGCCGGTCGGACGCCCCTCCCCATAGGTTTTCGCCGGTCGCCGTCTTTCCTCCCTTACGCATTCACCACCTCCAGGCTCTGGATACGGGGGATGCTCAGTTCGGACACGATGTCCGTGTTCGCAAAGTCCAGCGACTCGATGCCCGCAAACTGCTGATGCAGCTCCTCGCCCAAGCGGCTGAAGGAAAAGCGCGCCTGCGGGTAGGTCAGCGTCGGTTGGTAGTCGCGTTGCGTGCTCTCGCGGAAGGCTGCTCGAACGAACAGCTCCACTTCATCGCGCAACGTTTCGCGCTGCGCGGTGGTCAGCGTCGAGCGCGGCCAGATCGTCAGGCTGATGTCGTGCAGGGTTTCCGGCATCGCCATCACCAGCAGGTCATCACCATGGCCGTGGTTGCCGGCCTCACGGATATGCGCGTTGATCTGCGCCAGGTACGTCTCGGCCGGCACGCCGGCTTCGAACAGCACGTAGGCATTGGCGCTGCCGGGGCCGCGCGGTGCGCCGTGCTCGAAGTACACGCCATCAGGGCTGACGCCCGGGAAGGCGGCAATCAACGCCCGGTACACCGCGTCGGTGTGCCACTGGTTCACCGCGGACCACTGGTTGCGCACGCGCAGGCGCAGCTGGTCGTCGGGCTCCTGGTCGGCGCCTGGCTGCGTAAGCCAGCCGTCGGCATTCACCACCTGGACGATGCCGGGGATGGGTTCCGGCAGAATTGCGTAGTAACCGGGCGCCAGGTTGTAGCCGCTGCCAGCTTCCTGTGCCCTGGCAGGCACGCTGGCCTGCTGCTGGCCATCGACAAAGCTCGCCGCCGCGGTGGTCACCAGCACATACACCGTGCCGTTGATGGGGGCCGACTGCACGCGAGTGCCGGCGGGCACTTCCAGGGCGCCGTCGGGCGTGCCGCGGGTCAGCAGCAACGTACCGACCGCGCGGGTCGCGGGCTTACGCTCCACATTCACCGCCCAGGCCAGCATGTCCAGCCAGGCGCCGGTGGCGGTTTTCACGAAGAAGTTCGGCAGCACCGTGCCGGTGACGAACTCCAGCAGCCACAGCACGGGCTTGGTCACCAGCGCGGTGACGACGCGCCAGAACGGCGAATAGGCGCTGGTGTTGCTCAGCTTGCTGCCCTGGGCGGTTACCTCGCTTTCCCAGGCTTGGCGCAGGCCCGCCTCGGTGGTGGGGATGCCCGCATCCATCAGCGCTTGTTTGAAGTCCACGTCGCTCACAGGGCCACCTCGATGCTGCCGAATTTCAGGGTCTTGGCGGTAACCAGGTACTGGCCTGGCTCCACCTGGGTGATCAGTGCGGTGCCGGGTACCAGGCGCTCGTCGGCCTCCACCAGCAGCTCCATCTGCTGGATGCAATCGCGCTGGCGCAGCCGGTCGCGCTCGGCTACCAGCGTCACCAGTAGGCCGCTGTCGCGGATCATGTGGGCGATGTCCTGGGCGATGCTCGCGCGGTCGTCCACCAGCAGCGGCTGGCGGGACAGGTCCAACACCAGGTCGTTGTCGGCGATCAGCAAGTCGATGTAGTCGCTCATCCGCCCACCGCCATGCCCAGCATGTTTTCCAGCTCGAGCGGGCTCATCGCCTTGCCGGTGTGGATCTCGACTTTCTCAACCCGGGTGCCCTTGTCCTGGTTGCTAGTGTTCTGGATGCTGGTCAGCAGGCCGCCCGGCGGCACCGCGTTGGCACGCTGCGGCGCAAGCCCGGCCAGCGGCTCGTTGATGCGTTGCTGGGTCTGCTCAGCCTGGGCGGCAGGCATCGGTGCGAGCACCAGGGGCGGTACGGCTGGCGTTGTGGACGGCAGCGCCTGGCGCATTGCACGGTCAATCGCCGGCGTGCTGGGCGGCTGTGTCGCGGTCAGCGCCGGTACTTCCGGCATGGCGCCAAGCTTCGCGTCAATCTCCACACCGGGGATTTTGTTCAGCATGGCGATCAGGCCGTTGATGGCCCCGTAGAAGATCGCCAGGATGCCGTCCCAAGCGGCCTTCGCCATGCCACTCCAGCCACCCAACGAGGTGAACCAATCGGAAAGGGCGGTCAGCTGGGCCGATACCCACTGGAAGGCGGCGGTGTTCATGATCGCCGCGGTGATCTCGTCCCAGTAGATGATCGCGGCGCCGATCGCCACGCCCAGGGCGATCAGCCCCACCACCACCCAGGTGATCGGGTTGGCCCATAGCGCTGCGTTGAACAGCCAGGCGGCGGCGGTGGCGATGGTCCACACCGCGGACAATCCCAGCCAGGCGGTCTTCGCCAGGGCCACCACGAAGGTGATCGCGCCGATACCGGCAGCCAGGCCGAACACCACCAGCGTGGCGATGCCGATCAGGCGGGTGATGTTCGGGAACAGCCCGGCCCAGCGCGTCATCGTCCCGGCGATGCCGGTTAGCCGCTCCATCAGCGGGGTCAGGATAGGAATCAGCGCCTGGCCGAACGCAATGCGCAGCGCCTGCACTGCGGCGCCGAACTGCTGCCAGGGGTCGACCATGGCCTTGGCCATCTTCTCGGCCTGCTCGAGGCCGTGCACGTTGCCAAGCT